ATGAATGGACAACAATCAATTTCATAACGAAAACATATTTTACCTTTGCTATAGTAGTTCTGATGCTCATCACATCAATGGGTATTTTTGGATATTTGTCTAAGGCCCACATAGAACAGACATTAACAGTCGGGGGTAATAATGACATACAGATCGAATTGCTTGAGAATAGAATCAAGTCAGAAGAAAGAAACATTCGGTCGTCAGAAAGTGTGCTTGAGAGCTTAGACAAACAAGTTCAGACCCTTATAGATTATGATAGGATTCGAGGGCCGGAAGGTTCTATTGCTGTACGACAATCCCAACGAGAAGAAAGGAACGAATTAGATCAAAGCATTCGAAGTGCCCAGACTCAGATTGAGAGTTACCAGCGAGAATTGGTTCCCCTTCAGCAGTCGCAATTAGAATTGGAAGCAGAGATAGGGCCTCTGAAATATATTGCCGCATTGGTCTATGGTGATGATGCAGCTAACTACTTTGATGTAGCTGTAAGATGGATTATCATTTCTATTGTTTTGGTGTTCGATCCCTTAGCAATAATGCTTTTAATTGTATCTACTGGCATGTTTAAACGAGATAAGGAGAAACCAAATAAACCCCTTATTAACGAAAATCAAATTATGGTGATGAGATGAAGACATTTAGAACTCTTGGGATGTATTTTTTAGTCTTTGTAGTTGGTGTGGTATTTGCCACACAAAAGATCAAAGCAGAACCCTTTATTATAATCCACGAAGAATTTTGGACACTGACACAAGCAAGTGACGCACATTGCCTTGCGATGAATATCTACCATGAAGGTCGGAGTGATAATCTAGCAGGACAATACGCTGTCGCAGACGTCGTTCTGAACCGTGTTGAGAGCAAGAGGTATCCTAATACGGTTTGTGAAGTAGTCTATCAGGCGAGGATGAAGCCCTCGTGGAAAGACCCAGATAAACTGATTCCAATTAAGAACAAATGCCAGTTTTCTTGGTACTGCGATGGTAAGGACGATTACCCCCACGAAATAGAAGCTTGGGCTCAGGCTCAATACATTGCTTATTCTATGTTAAATGAAGATCACTTTCGAGGTATTACCGAAGGCGCAACTCATTATCACACAACATACGTTGCCCCGGCTTGGAACAAACATTTCTATTCGGTAGGACGTATCGGAGCTCACGTATTCTTTAGGGCAGACTAATATGACTTGTGGCCACTGCAACAATGAAATTACAACTCGCTACGTCTACTGGGCTGAACCAGAACACTTTCCTCACCTGTCGGAGGCGATACCATTCTGCACCCACTTCTGCAACGTAGCATGGTACCTTGAACAAAAGAATAAATAATCTTTTTGCCATGAAGGTTATTTGTTATGATTATATGCGGAATAGACTATAGTCTTTCCAGTCCAGCGATATGTGTGCACGAAGGTGATGAGTGGCATTATGACAATTGCAAGTTCTATTACTTTTTCAAATCAAAAAAAGAAACTGATCGTATATCACTAGATAGATTCTATGGTGTTCGATATCCTGAGCTTTGGACATCGGATTCAGAACGATATCACAAGATTTCACAATGGGCAATATCTATAATGTTAGGAATGGCTGAAGGTGGTAATGGTGTATTGTCTAGACCAGATAAGTGTTTTGTTGAAGGATATTCTTTTGGCTCTGTTGGCCGCGTCTTTCAAATTGCTGAAAATACTGGCGTCCTCAAATATCGAATAGCACACCAACAACAAATCCCACTGGAAACTTTTGCCCCAACAGAGATTAAGAAATTTGCGACTGGTAAGGGCAACGCCAACAAAGACGCAATGGGTGCCGCATTTATTGCTGACACAGGGGTTGACATTCTAGCTCAGTGTGATATAATAACAAAATCAAATGCAGTAAACGACATAGTTGATGCTTACTATATAGCTAAATTGGGATTTACAATGGAGAATCAAAGTGACGTACGATGAAGAATTATTTAAAGCAAAGTGCTATGGATTTGTTGCAGGAGTTCTATCTACAGTTATTTTTCAAGTAATATTAGTGGGAATGCTGAAATGATAGTTATCTTCAATGGGCCACCCGCAGCAGGAAAAGATGAAGCAACAGCACAGTTTATAAATCGCGGCTTTAAACACCTATCTTTTAAAGACGTCTTGATAGATGAGACATGCAAATACTTTAAGGTTACCCGTGAGTGGTTTATGCATGGTTATGATGATCGCAACGTCAAAGAAGAACCGAAATCAGCCTTGATGTGTCGATCACGCCGAGAAGCCTTGATTCATGTCTCAGAAGATATCATTAAACCAAAATATGGTAAGAGATTCTTTGGTGAAAAAGTGGCCGAAAAAATTCAAGATGGAGTTCATTACGCTATCAGTGATGGTGGTTTTAGTGAAGAGATTGCTCCAATATTAGAAAGGATCTCAGCAGAGGATATTATTCTTGTTCAACTTCTTCGTGAAGGCTGTTCATACAGCAGTGATTCGAGACGATACTTCAATGGTGATTTAAAGAAAGAAATTATTGTGGGAAAACCTAGCTTTATTAACGAAGAGGATATTTTACCAACCAAATTGCCTCTACATACATTTCGAATACACAACAATGGTTGCCTAGATGCATTCCATTCAGCATTAACAGATATACATGATTGGGTCAAGGCCAGGATGTGAACAAGTTAGAAGGGCTGCCTACCCCTAATATCATTAATCTTCGCGAATGTGTTGACCGTAAAGAATATATAATTAATGAATTTAAAAAATACGGCGTTGATGATGTAGTGGTTCATACCTATGATCGTTGGCATGAAAACTCAGATGTAAAATTCATAGGCAATCAACAGGCAATATATGATACTCCAAAGGGAGTAACGTCATCACATTTATTGACCATCAAGCGATGGCTTGAGACGACAGATGAAGAGTTTGGGGTTTTCTTTGAAGATGATGTAGATTTGTCTACTATCAATTTCTGGAATTTCACCTTCAAAGAATTTATTGATCGCCTAGGGTCTCGGTGGGAATGCTTTCATATGTGTGGCATTTTCGAGAGTTTGGTATCCCTAGTGCCTAGGATGAGAGAGTCATACGATTTCGGGCTTCAGGCATATGCAATGAAAAGAAAATATGCAAGAAAATTGGTCAAGTATTATTTCACTGAAGACGGCCCAAAGACAATCAATTTTAGAATGCCTCATGGCTGTCCGAAATCAACAGAAAATAATGTTTTAGGAGCATTTGGCACAACATATACATTTCCTTTATTCAACCATAATATCGGGTTTGATTCTAAGAACCACCATACCACATTTGGTGAACAATTACCTACGGCAATATATGCTGCAGGTATCGTAAAAAAATTGTGGGAAGATGACCTAAGAGAAAGTGATTTGGAACACGTATTCGATCATTTTCGGGTCGCACATTTAAATATTAGATATGAGAAGATACGCTATGAACAGTAACGAGATTGTTTCTATGTTAGAAGAAAGTATTTGCCTGGTAGAATTCACCAAAGTAAACGGTGAACCAAGAATCATGAAATGTACTTTAATGTCAGACAAGATTCCTGTAAAACCAATTCATCCAGCAGAGACACGACATCCCCAATTGACAGTCAAAGAGCGAGACACTTCAAAGGTGATTTCGGTTTTTGATGTTGAAAAAAATGGCTGGAGATCGTTCCGTGTAGATCTATTTAAAAGCATCGAAAAGGTAGCTGAATTATGAGTTGTGTTTATAAAGGAACTGTGATTGATTCTGAACTGTCAGAAAAGGCAAATGGTGGGTCTGAACAAATGCGATCTCGTCTTATTAAAAATGTAAGGCCTGATCTATTAGAGAAGTTTGCAATTCATCTATCTCGGCCGAGACAATTGCACGAAGACGTCCCAAATATTTTGTGGTGTCATGATCTCGCAGAAGACCCAGAAAATAAGATTCTATTCAATAGGGGCTGGCAGGAGTTTGATCACTTTGTTTTTGTGTCTGCATGGCAAAGAGACCAGTATATCCAGATGTACGGCATCCCTTATTCAGAATGTTCTGTAATCTATAATGCAATTGAGAAGCAGTATGAGCCCACAGAAAAATCTACTGATAAGATTAATTTCATTTATCACACGACACCGCATCGTGGTTTAGATCTTCTTGTGCCCATATTCGATCAATTGTGCAAAGAGTTCGACAACCTACACTTGGATGTATTTTCTTCGTTCAATATCTATGGATGGCCAGGTAAAGATGAAGAGTACAAGCCAGTGTTTGATGCAATCGACAAACATCCATACATGACAAATCACGGCTATAAGACAAACGAAGAGGTTCTTTACTATCTTGACAAGGCACATGTTTTTCTTTATCCTAATATATGGAAAGAGACTTCTTGTATTTCTTTGATCGAAGCGATTCGAAGCCAGGTAATCTGTGTCCATCCTAATTTTGGAGCATTACCGGAAACAGCTAGCAATGCCACAATCATGTATGACTACAATGAAGATCTCGGTCAACACGCCAATTTTGCATTCTCTGTTGCAAAACAACTCGTGAAGACAATTAAAACAAACCCGGGCTATTTTAACGGGTTTACAAGATCTGATAGATTTGCCTTAGCAAGAAACGGTGTTGAATCATTTACAGTAATGTGGAATTCTTTGCTTGCAAATCTCGACTCAAGTCTTCTAGGTGGAGCTAATGAAGGATAATATTATTCAGTTTCCTAAGATGAGTTTTGAGGGTTCACCCCCTCAAAGTCCAGAGGAAATTGCAGAGCAAATCAAGCAGTACAAGAAGAGCTATTCAGACGAGATAGCTGAAATCCTATGGCAAAATCTATTAGGTGAACTTTCTCGTGCTGGATGTGATCTGAATACAGATGTAGACAAATATTTTCCCTCGATGATTCTTGTTCTTGAGTCGATTCGTTCACTGCACTTATTAACACAAGGTATTGATCACCCATTACAGCAATTTGCTGTCGAGAATATTTCTTACGAAGAATGGGACCAAAAAGGTATTGACTTTGACGATCAAGAGTGATATAATAACTCTCTAAATTAAATAATGGTAATAATATGATTTTGGTAGACTACAATCAAGTTATCTTAGCGACTCTGTTCGCTTCAATTGGCAACCACCACAACATCGAACTCGACGATCATCTTGTTCGACACATGTTCCTCAATTCACTTAGAGCCAATCGCAAGAAGTTCACAGATGAATATGGTGAACTCGTCATCTGCACTGACAATCGAAATGTCTGGCGTCGTGACTACTATCCTTACTATAAAGCCAATCGAAAAAAGAACCGATCTGAATCTGATCTAGATTGGAATGCTCTCTTTGAGATTATGGATATATTGAAGACTGAGGTTCACGAGAACTTTCCTTACAAGGTACTCGGATTTGAACGAATGGAAGCTGACGATATCATCGCGACAATTGTGCACGAATATGGCACTGAATTGAATATGGGTTCAGAACCTATTCTTATCTTGTCTGGTGATAAGGACTACATTCAATTGCATTCATACGCCAATGTTTCTCAATATGATCCTGTAAGAAAAAGATGGATAAGAAACAGCGATCCTCATAAATACTTACAGGAACATATAATCAAAGGAGATGTAGGCGACGGAGTTCCGAATATTTTGTCTGCTGACAATTGTTTGGCAGTCGGTGAACGACAAAAACCTATGACATCAAAAAGACTCCACGCATTCTTAACTGAAGCGCAAGGTGCCATGGACGAAGAAACAAAACTTCGCTACAATCGCAACAAAAAAATGATTGACCTATCCCAAATACCGGAAGAGTTCAAAGAACCAGTTCTTACCGAGTACTCAAAAGACAAAGGATTTGCCAGAGAAAAATTATTCAATTTCTTTGTCGAGAAAAAACTTAAAAACCTCATGACAGACATTCAGGATTTTTGATATGCCCATGCGACTATCCCTAGCGGAAATAGTAAACGAACTCCCAAAACTTTCCAAAAAGCAAGATAAGATAGACTGGCTTAGAAAGTACGATTCTATACCTTTAAGGCAGGTCTTACGGTTGACCTATGATAAGAGCATAGAATTCTTAATCCCTAATACAGCTCCACCTTGGAAAAAGAACGATTACATCGGCGTCGAAGGTATGATGTACAATGAGGCCCGACGGCTTCGTATCTTTATCAAGGGTGGTGGATATGACAATCTAAACGTACTCAAACGAGAGAATTTGTTCATATCATTACTAGAGGATGTTGATAATGCTGACGCTGAGCTTCTGTGTAAGATGATCGAACAGAAGCCTTTGAAAGGATTAACAGCTAAGACGCTTGAAGAAGCATTTCCAAACATTTATGATACAAAGGTAGGATAGCAACCATGGCTAAGCGGTATAAAAACTTTCGTGACGGAAGCTCCAATTCACCCTACCCCGATGAATGGGGAGACATGAATGAAGATAGAGCTCGTGAAAAGGCCAAGAAAAAAGGCACGAAATATTCTCGACGCAACCGACGAGAAGAAAAATTCCAAAATTATCGGGATTGGCGAGACAAATAATGGTTGACATTTACTTCAAAATATGATATGATTATAAAGTTAAATGGAGAAGTAAATGAAAGACAAAGTGATAATGACAGATTGTGATGGGGTAATTCTCGACTGGGAATACGGATTCGCAAGATATATGGCCAATAAAGGTCTCGAGCCGATAAGAAATGACGTATATTCTGTAGGTGATACTTACGGGATACCAAAGTCAGAAGGTAAGGCTCACGTGATCGCCTTCAATGAAAGTGCTCGGATTGGACATCTACCTCCCTTCAGAGACGCAGTCAAATATGTCAGAAAAATTCATGAAGAACTCGGTATGGTTTTTCATGTGATTACCTCCCTCAGTGACGACCCATACGCTCGATTATTACGAATAGAGAACCTCGAACGAGTGTTTGGTGTTGGAATATTCGAAGAAGTAATTTGTATTGGATGTGGTGACGACAAAGATGACGCTCTAGAACCATATCGTGATTCTGGGTGTCTATGGGTAGAAGATAAACTGATTAACGCTGAGACGGGTGCTAAGATGGGACTCGATTCTGTATTGATTGAACATACCCATAATAAGAACCTCAATAATGATTCCATTAGATCTGTCAAAAATTGGCGGGAAATCTATGAATCGCTTGTATAAATAAATTCTAATAGGTGAGGTTTTATGCCAACGTACGATTTCCGAAATAACGACACACAAGAAGAGTTTACAAAACTCATGTCTATTGCCGCAAAGGCAGATTATCTAGCAGCAAATCCCCACATCTCTCAAATAATGACCGGTTTTCTGGGAATAGGTGACCCAGTACGGCTCGGGCTCAAAAAGCCAGATGCCGAATTTCGTGATGTTCTGAAAAACATAAAGTCGAACAGCCGTTCGATAAAAAACAAAAACACGATCAATGATTTCTGAATGGAGAAATCATGCCTAGGAGGTCCCCATGTCAAAACTACAGAAAAGGCTCTCACGAAAAGAAAAAAGGAGAAATGAAAGTAACACCAATTACATAGTCAATAATCGATTCAATATGCGCAGGATTGATCCATTGACGGCCTCACAAGAGGAATTTTTCGATGATTATGCAAGGGGGTATAACATCGCAGCAATAGGTACGGCAGGCACTGGTAAAACAATGTGTGCAATGTATCTCGGTCTCAGAGACATCCTGTCTAAGCCAGACTACGAAAAAATCATCATAGTACGCTCAGCCGTACAGACACGAGAACAAGGTTTCATGCCTGGTTCAAAACAACAAAAAGAAGCAGTATTCACTACTCCATACGCAGACATCTGTGTAGATCTTTTCCAACGTGGAGACGCTTGGGATATTCTAAAACAAAAGAATATGGTCGAGTTTACCACATCATCATTCGTCCGAGGACTCACATTCGATAATTCAATTATCATCGTCGACGAATGTCAATCTATGACACTACACGAACTAGACTCCATTATCACTCGAGTCGGAGAATGCTCTAAAATCATATTTTGTGGAGACACAAA